AATATATAGATTACCACCAATGTATCTAGGCGTGGTTTGTTGCTGCGAAAAACTAACACCTCCAATCAAACTTTGGCTTCCAAAAATATTAGTAGGCATAAAAGATCTGTAGGTACCCAGCATTAAAGCAGAGTCAGCGTAGTTTAGTAAATTTTTTGTTTCAACGTTTTGTATATTATAAACAGTTTCAGATGGATCTTCTTTAAACCTAAAATATTGGTTTGGTGAAAATGAGTTTACAATTTGCTCTGTTTGACTATCTTGGTAACTTTGATTAGCGCCCCCAATATCATATAAATCGTTTATCGTAGGCCCAACAGAACCACTCCCTTGAGGTACAGCCACATCAGATGCTTGTGTTGGAGTGTAATCTATACCTCCTAAAGATATGTTAAATTGAATTCCACTAGAATTTGGCTTAATACCATCTAGAAAATTACCAGGCCCAAGACCTGTACCACCAGGACCACCCGTCTCCCAAATAGAATTTTTAAAATCCAAGGTACTACCACTCCACTCTCTAGCAGCGTATGGGCCTTCGTTAATATACCACACCTCAGTTTTTCTACTATTTCTATCACTTTTTCTTTCATACCCGTCGTGATGCATAAACCACTGTAGATAATTGGCGCTATTAGTTGTGCTGTAAGTACCAAACCAATTTTGGCCAGAAGGTGCATTTGCGTCTTGGTGAGTCGTTGCCCAAACTTTATCAGTAATACCCGTGTATCTAGCATATTCTTGCTGCCAAGCATCAGGATCGGATAAGTTTTCAAACTTGTAAAGCGGGTTTAAGTTGAGAGAATTGTTTGACGTAAATATTGTGTTTGCATAAGTAGAAGCCATTTCAATAGGCCTCATTACGCTAGGATCATTAGAGCTAGGATCTGTTAGATCGATAAATGTTGGATTACTTGCTTCAGTATAAAGCCTAAAAAATGGAGCGTAGTGCCTAAGACCAATTTTTCCGACATTATTAGGATCTGGGTTTTCTGAAGTTGGTGGTGATGCCGTTGGATCCCCTTGAGAGTACACGTAGGCGTACTGAGGCGATTGTGCGCTAGAGTACGCATTTGTAGAATACATATCATAACTACTCCACCCAAACCAAGAATTACCACTAGCGCCATGATTTATCTGACCTATTGGAAAGCCACACCCAGCGTGGTACCTGTTACTCGACGAGTCTGTATAATACGCAGAGGGACTATCATCAACGTCAAAACCATCGTGTAATATTTTGTGGTTTTCTTTCATGCAAGCCGTTTTTATAGAACTGCTAACATAATAGTCTGTTATATTATCTGCTGGATCGTAAGAAGATTGAATGTATTTACCAAAAATATCATCAGTATATATTTTAACAAAAAACCTACCGTCAAATTCTGCTTTGTTTTCTTTGGTTTGCTTGAAAATCTTTACTTGAGCACCAACAACAACTTCGTTAGGAGGAAAAGTATCAAAAATAACACCAACATCCTCACCTAGGTTATCTTCTAGTCTAACATAATACTTAGCGTCTGAAATATTACTAGGATTACCCGTTACTGGGTCAAGCTCTAAATCGGTTGTAAGCGAGTTTATCTTGTATTTTTCTGTAACTTGATTACCAAGACTAAATTGAACATAAAACTCGCCACTAGCATCTTTAAATTGGTTATGAAGATCACTTCCACTGGTTTGGTGATAAGCCCTGTAGTTTAATTCAAATTCTTTTGCGTTAATTGTTGGTTGGCTAAGTATAGTGTTTACGCCTAGTGGGCCTAATGGCGTGGGTGGATTATTTGTTAAGTCAACACTATTTGTAGTTGTTTTAGTATCTAGTAACCAGTATTGTTTTTTAATAAAGTCTGGGGCTTCATTTTCTATTGCTAACACCTTATACTTTGCTGGCTCTTTAACCGCATCATAACTTTCCGCACCTTTTTTTAGTATTATAAAATCATCTACAATAAGTTTGTTTGCGTCTGTTGATGGAAACGAAAGCCAAACATTACCATCTCCAGCATCGTACCAGCGATCCATAGCAAGATTATAATACTCGCCAGAAACTTCTTTTATGTAAAATTTAAAGTATTTAAAAGGTGAAACTAAAGTGCTGGGTGGTGCACCCGACATCTGCACAGACAGTCTATTGTTCTTATCACAAAAAGATTTATCCACATCAAAAGAACCTGTTTCACTTGTTATTATAGGTGTTTCTCTACCATACTCGTCAATAAATATAATTCCATACTGGTATTCTCTTAGTGACTTTATTGATCTTTTTGGATTCGAATCACCTCGCGCGCCTTGTGAGAACGTGAGGTTTGGGAAAGAATTTATATAATGTTTAAATTGTGGGTAAAAACCTTCAAAAGGATTTAAAGAGCTCGTTAGGTCAAAGTTTTGAACATAATTACCGTATACTATTCTGCTGCCGGTAACTTCTTGCGCAAGCGCTTTTCTAGGAACATTGTCATACACCCTTAATAATTGATTTTCAGGTAAAACAGATCTTACTTCTTCAAAATCAATTTTATAAGCATTAGTTTCCCAGTGGTTGTATTTAGGTTGGCTTAAACTAGATGGCAACGTAAAGCCTGGTTGTACTAAGGTTTTAGCATCGTTATTTCTTATAGTATCTACAATATACACAGAGGTAGATGAATCTTCTTTATATAGCAAATCAATCTCAGTAACATCTAAAGGTATATTGTCAGGCTTAAAGTTCTTAACTATAACATGGTTTATTCTGTTTACCATAGCTAAGTTGTGACCTTTTTTAGGGTGATAATCAAAACCACCAGGTACGAAAGCTACTTGTGTAAATGGCGCGAAGGAAGAATATTCCCCATCTTCATATTTGTATCTGTAGCTAAATCTAGGGTATTTGTATTTAAAAATTTTATCCTCAGAATCATATTTATCTACAATATATCTTAAGTCTCCATTTTCTGGCGAGGGTGGTATTCCATCTAAATCTACTATTCTTAAATCTACAACAACATTACCACCAGCGCTAATGTTTTGAGTGGTAATGGCTTCTATTTTACCTTTTAACCTATAGTTGAGTACAGGTAAAGGGGGTGGTGTTAAGTTATCTTCATCATACTCTTTTAGAACAAGCGTATCACCTATGTCCCACTGAAAACCAACATTTCCACCACCGCTTAACGTGCCGTCAAAATCTTCACTTACTTTAATTTGAATTAAATCACCTTTGCTTACGTTGCTTAAATTTGTTATATTATCGTCAAACACGTTTGAACCGGGATACTCAATACCTAACACGTCATCTATAGTCGTTGATTGAGGCGCTACGTTGGAGTTTGTTGTTATAATACCCGTGTACACTCTAAAGTATAAAATAAATGAAAATAAACTTCCACCAAAAAACACTTCTTTTTCTCTTTGAGTTTTTAATTCTATAGCTAGCGGGCTATTAGGAGATTTTTTAATATTAGTGATATGTTGCTCGGTTATTCTACCTAAAGAATTTGGTAACAACAACTCGTGTGGATGGTTTTCGTTTACTACTCTAGTTTGAAACAATCCAGAAGGGTCTGTCCCCATTGTGGATCTTTCAATATTTATTTTTTTAGGCTCATTATGGTTATCTGTCCAAAACAACATGTCATCAACAATGTTAATACCTGTTATGTTTTTAACACTTCTAAAATTGGTAGCTGGTACTTTATTTTGAAAATAAAAAGCTTTAATTTTACCAGTAGCACCAACACCATTTACGTTAAGATCATTATTAAAGTCATTCCAAGAGTTAATAGCGGGTGCATTAGTGCTGTTTAACGTAAGCTCTAACTGAAGACCACCAGCTGCATCTACAAACTTTTTTGATATTTCTATCCAAGGCCCTAGTCCAATAACACTAGGAGATGTACCGGCACTAGTCGAGGTAACGCCATAGCCTACCAAAACAAACCCAACTTCCAAAGCACGAAAAGCAAGCACGTCAACTTCAAGTTGAATAGTTCCAGCATTATAAGTACTATTAACGTTGTAATAAAAGTTAGAAAAACTTAAACCATCACAAATAACTTCAAATTGATCAACAAGAACTGGTTGTAATGGAGATAGGTTAATTATCATATCTTGCCCAATAGTTGTTTTTACCATAGGGGTAGATCCTGAAACAGCACCCCAGTTCCATAAATCAGTATAAACAGTTTGGTCTAAATTATTAAGGTCAATAAGGTTTTGGTTTAAATCACCGTAATTTCCTTCAAAAAACTCAAAAGGGTAGTTAGCTCCAATTTCCCTGTAAGTAGGTTTTACAAACCAATACAGGTTGTTGTTTTTTTCATCTGCTATAGACCCTATACAGTTATAGTTGTATTGGTCATTATTTATGATTGTTGTTTGCCCAGGCACCTCAAAGTTACCAGCTAAATTTTGAACAGTACCAACATCAGAGCCTTCTGAACTTAATACCTGTATGTTAAAAGCTTCTCTATACTCTCCATTAGGAACTAATCTCTCGTCGAGATCTAAATTCATTTTCCCTTTAGTAAACTGGTGTTTAATTTCTGGCATTTAACTAGTGTTTTATTTGTTTAGATTTACCTCTTAAAATTTGAGTTAACTCCTCAACCTTCATGTTAGAAAGTCTTAGTTTAGCTGTTCTAACCGCTGCAAATCTTTCTTTTTTAAATCTTGCTACTAAGTATTCTGGAGTGTTTATTCTACCCGCTAAAATACCATGATTTATCCACTTGTACATTGCCTCTTCAGCAAACTTGTGGACCCTCATCTCTTCTTCTGTTCCAAGGCTATCGCTTATATATTCTATAATTACAGTTTTTCCAGAAATATTAGAGCTAAAATGTATTTTACCAGAATTACAATCTATATAAAAAGATCCGTTTGCTTGAGCGTGCTGTGGGTCTAAACCGTATCTATTACCATTCATTCTCCAATAAGTATCATCTTCATAATCATCGTTAATATCAGATGGTGTTGAAGACTTATAGCTTTCCCACGTTGTAGATCTGTTGATGTTTGAAATAAAACCAACAGTATCACCAAGACCAACATCTTCAATAGCCGGGTGCGAAAGCTCAACAGTAGAGCTACCAACTCCTACTATTTTTATAGAACCATTACCCTCTTCAACGTCGTTATTATTAACAAATGCCGGGTGGTTTATAATCATACCAACCTCAAGACCCGCAACACTCGTTAGGTTTAATTGTGTGTCTCCAATTAGCGCCGCCGCTGTGGTTGTTGTTTCAGTTAAAGTTGTACGCGCTGGTATCAAATCGTTACCCGAATACTGAATCCTAGTGATTAATAGCTGCTCGTTTGTAGTGGCAAGAGCGTTCTTATCATTGTCTCCATTTTTGTTTTCTAGAGTTATTGATGTGATACCCGCTGTGGTTGTTACCTTGTGTATGTAACTAGCAGGTTTAAGATTTGGACTATCAACCCTCATTCCGTGCATTAATATATCACTGTAATCCCCGTCTAAAACAACAACATTGGAAGCAAGCGTTAAAGTTCCTATTGGGTTTAATTTAAACTCACCGTTATCGTCTTGCAAAGAAGCTATAGGATTTGAGGTTTTGTTAGTGTAATATAGTGGGTGTTTTACGCCAACTGAGTCTACCCAGCTAATTTTAGTATAATTAACATAATCGTGCGGGAGCACTATTTGAAGTGAAGCTGGTACTAAAACTTCCTGGGACTTACACGATTTAAAAGTGTCAAAGGAAAGCTCAGCTAATGCTCTTTGTGCGTGAAAAGCTACGTCAGTTCTTTTAGCTTTAGAAATTATCTTTTCTTCTCCAACATAAATAATCATAAACTGATTTATTATATCTTCTAAAGAAACAAATTGATAATTACCAAATTCACTTTCGTCGCCATTGTAGTAATCCGTAGGTGTTCCGTTTAATAATGCCATTTATTTATTGTTTTTCTTGTTGTGTTTTGCTTTGTTCTAACCCAGCAGCTACTTGTGTTAACTCTGGTTTTTGTATTGAAACACCCGCTAAAGCTAATATTCTGTTAACCAACTCTCCTTGATCAGAAGCGTGTAACTCGAAATCTGTAGAAGCATTAGGGTTGTAAAGAGCATCTACATTAGATTGAGCAGCCGTAAAAACAGTATAACCCCAGTTTACAGTAATTGGTTTCCTTATATACCATATCTCAAGACTACCAAGCTTACTCACTCTCAATATACTGTCATTACTACCAGATCCAGCCAAACCCATTTTAGTTATAGTGGCTATTGGCCTATCGTTTGTTGGTTTTGTTAACGGTGAGTTGGCGAAGTTATTAAAGTCTTTTGAATTTACAATTTCAACGTTTTTACCGTCTACAATTATTTGACTAATTCTATACACCTCATCACCCCACGAATCTAAAAAATACTCCCCATCTAAGTTAGGGTCCTCCCAGTTGGCTGTCACGAATGGACTGAAGTAATATTCAAATATTTGTATTTTTTGCTCTAATACTTCAACCATATCAGCGTAGTTGGTATCATTACCTGGCACTCTTCTAAATTGATTAAGGTCGTAAAAGTATTGCTCAAATATTGCCATTTGCGCTTGATTAGCAAATAAATTAAACTCTTGAGGAGTTATATAGCCTCTTTGTTCTTTATTAGCTAATGCTAAAACTTTTTGATATACCGTATCTACACTTATAGCCATAATTTCTTTTATTTATTATAAAAAGGAAACTTTTTATTTAAAGCTTCTTTTCTTTCTTTACACCCACAATCTTTTTTGGTAACTTTACTAACGGTGTCTACCGCTTTTTTTATACCTGTTAATTTTGTAAATTTTTCAACTAAATCCCCAAAACCTTGTATTTTATTTTCCATATAATTTGATTTTGTAGTTTGCGATCGCCCCGTAGAGCGAACGCATCTACAGTTAGATTAATTTAATCTTTTTTCAATATTGGAGTAAATCTCCATACCTTCATCAGTTTTAAACCAAGCGGCTAAAGCTGAATAAGGATGTTCGTCAAATGGAACGTTCATTAACTTTCTATCATTAGAACCCCATGAAAAAGTTCTTTGATCTTGAGATAGTTTGATTATACCCATTTCAGTTGCTTTGATACCAAAGTTTCTAAGTACAACATTATCATCATTTACTAACTCTAAGAACAAACCTGGGTTTCTCTTAGCGTATAACAATAAATCTCTTTTAAGTTCTTTAGAACTCATCTCTGACACCTTAGAACCTACCTCTACACGCATAACCGCTTCAGCCATATCTATATCTAAACTTTGAGCCGCGTTCAATGCTTCAATCTCCATCTCTATATCTTCAACCTCGTGAGCCGCTACAACTTGTGGTTGGTTTTCATAATAAGTTTTATCTTTCATAGGGTGATATAAAGATAATAACTTTTGTAATACAACTTTGTTTTTTGGCACTTGTAAAACGCCGTTTCTAAAAATAATGTGTGATAGCCTTTGATCACCCTTCATTTCATCTACAAAGCAAGTGGTTTGATTTTCACAATACTTTAGCTCTCTTTCATAACCCTCTTTTTTATCAAACCAATATATACCTGCTGATTTAATAGACTTGCTTAGTGGTGTTCCTCTTTTTATAAGATAAGTTCTATCTTTAACTTCCCACTCGGGTTTTTTAGATTCAATTTTTTTAGGTTTTGGTGTTTCAACAACCGGTGTTTCAACAACAGGTACCTCTACCATTTCTTTTGTTTCTTTTTTCTTTGCCATAATATAATATATAATAAAATTAATAAAAATAAAAGGCCGAGGCCGAAGCCCCGGTCTTTTAAAAATTGCTTAGTTTAATAACATGAAGTTATTAGCACCTTGAGTAACCATACATCTTTCAGTTAAGAAGTTTACAGTCATTGCATCTAAATCAGAAGTAGTAGCTCCAACAGAACCAGTAACCCACGTCTTCATTTTTCTACTTTCTAACTGTGAAGCTCTATAACGAACATGTAAGAAAGGTCTTTTAAGATTCTTTCCTAAAGCTTGATCATAAACAGAGGTTACACCAGCTGGTATAACAACACCTCTAATACCCTCAGCAGTAGCAGTAAGATTAATACCACCTCTAGTAGCTAAGTCATTTAAGTATTTCCAGTCAGACTTGTAGAAGTCATAAGAACCTCTTCTGAAACCAGAAAAACCTAAGTTTAAAGCCATATCTTCAGAGTTGTCAAATACTCCGTAAGAAGTACCACCAGCTCCGTAAGAATTCATAGAAGCTAACATGTCGTCAATTGCTAGAGCAGTTGCTCTATTTACAAATAACATGTTTTCTTCAATAGCACCATTTCTATCAAACTCTGCTAAGATAGCATCAAACTCAGCTAAATCAGTTGCAGCGTTAACACCAGTAATACCAGACGATTGATGTCCTCTAGCTTCGATAGCAGAAAATAAACCTTCAGTACCCGCTGTACCAGCACCACCATCAGTTGGTAAGGCTATAGCAGAAGCAGCAGCAACTGTTTCAGCTTCAATTAAAGCCATTTCACAGTAATCTGTAAATCTAGCTCTAGTATCACCTTCAGCTTTTAAATACCAGTAGTAACCATTTTGTCCATCTTCACCAGATACTTCAACCCATCCAACCTGAGCAACGTCAGATCCTGAAACCTCGTACATGTCTTTCATTATAATTGGCTTGTTAGTAAATGTAGTGAATTGTGGTTCATTAGATCTAGCTCCTAAATACGCAGTACCTTTAGCATACTCAGAACCAAATACCATTATAGTACAAGCATTGTCACCATCAACAAAACCTGCGTTTGTCATGTGTGCAACGCTATAAGGCTGTACTGTGATAGTTTGATTACCAGCAGCAGCAACGCTTACACGAGCTGTAACTGTTTGCCCACCACCAGAAATTAACACCATATCACCAACTCTAATACCATGCGTAGTTGTTTGAGCAACACCATCAATATCAGTTAAGATATTAATAGTACTCGCTGTAACATCTAACATATCACATATATAAGATAAGTGTAACCTACCTTGTTCTGACCAAATAACTTGATCAGCTGACATAGCTTCCTCCGCTCCAACTTGAGATAAAAAACCTGATATAGTTCTCTTACCGAAAACTTCAGCTTCTTTCTCCATCAAATCAGGAAGATATTGCTGTGCCCATCCATTGTTTTGGATGTCTAAATAATTCTCAGAAGTAACCGCTTGTACTGCTGCGCCTCTACTCTGAGTTCCTCTTGTAATTGCCATTTTAAATTTTTTTTAAATTATTACTTTTTAAATTTGTTGTTTTTAATTTTAAACTTAAAATCATCAGCATTGTCACCTAATACTCTTACCGTCATACCGCTTGTTTCAATTTTTCCATGACTTTGTCTTGGGTTCATATCAACGTTCTTGGCTTTAGCCATACTACTTTTCATAGCATCGGTTTTTCCTTGTTCGTAAAAGTGTTTTGCAACAGCGTCCGCATTCATTGCTGTGTATAGAGATTTATGATAACCCTTGGCATCTGACATTTCGTTATTTTCATTCAAGAACTTCTTGACAAAATTATTAATATCACCTTGAGTATTTTTAACCTCTTCAGCATTGTTTACATTAAATCTATACTTTTTATCACCGACGTTATATTCAAAACCTTTGAACTTGTCGTTAAAAACATTTTCAGTTTTACTTAAAAAAGTTGACTTTTGTTTTTCAGCTGTTTTTTGAGTTGCTTCTGACTCTTTGTTGTATCTATTAAAGAAATCAATTGCCTTTTGTTGCTCACCCGTAAGCTTGCTTCCAGCTTTGATCTCTTCATAGTATTTAGACTTTTGCCCGTCTAAGTGGCTTTTAGCGCTGGCAACTTGCTCTTTAAGCGCTAATTTCTTTCTACGTATATCTCTTTCGTCGTCCATATCCTCGTCGTAAGAGAAGTTGTCTTCCATAAGAAAGTTAATTTCTTCATTGTCTAAATGAGGTTTTGTTTGCTTGTAATACTCTCTTAACAAAGCCGTATCATCTAGTTCGTTATAGTCTTGATTAAGCTTTACATAATCATTTAGATCACCGCCAGTGTCTTCCATAAAGTCCATTAACTTTTGGATATTTTCTGGTAATGGCTTTCCAGTAGCCTCAGCTTCTGCCACAGCCTCTTCAATCTGTTCCTCAACCTCTTCCTCAGTAACTTCTTCTAACATTGAAGCTTCTTGTGTTTCAACCTCTGGTTGCGCTTTTGTTTCTTCAGTAACTTCAGTTACCGCTTCTACTTTTTCGGTTTTTTCCTCTGCCACAACTTCAGTTTCTACCTTTTCCTCTTGTGGTGGAGCGCTTAAATCTACTTTAATAATACTGTCGTCTCCAGCTGATTCAAATTTGCTTTCATCAACTGTTTCTACAGTTTGATCTTGTGTAGTTTCTTCAACTACTTTTTCATTTTCTTCTTCCATAATATAATATAATAATAATTAATAATAATCCTACTTAGGGTCGAACGAGTTCAAATTGAAATCTCCACTTAATATATCATTACCTGAAGACTCAAAGTTTTTAGGTGTTCCACCACTATTTCTTTGATCTATAAGCTCACTTTGTTGAGTGGCTTGTATTTTAGTTCTTTTGTCTTTCCTATCCTCTCTATTGCTTTCTCTATCAAACGCGCCTTGTGACTCCATAGTCTTTAACTGCATGTTATATTCAAACTCAATTTTCATCAACTGTTTTTTAAGTTCGACCTCTTGTTGTTGCTCCTGTAGTTTAAGTTGAGATTTTGTTTGCTCTAATTGCATTGTTGTCTGGGCTATAGCTTGGCTTTTTTGAATGTCAGCTTGTGCCGCTGCTTGAGCTGACTGTTGGTTTATCTGACCTTGTCGCTCCATGTTTTCTTGCTGTGCTTTTTGATCTCTTTCCATCTTTTTTCTTCTACGTAGTTTTAAGAATTGATTTGCTAATTTCAAATTCCTAACATTTCTAACGTCAATAGCGTCTTCAAGTTCTATGGTTTGCTGCTGAAGAGCTACTTGTATGTTGTTTTCTAGCATAGCTTTTTCCTCTTCATCTGGTTGTAACTCTATAAAAATACCAAAATCATACAGGTGTAGATCTGACATTTCCTCTAATGTAGCTATATTACTAGCTCCAATAGCTTGTATAAAAGCATCTTTAGTTGGAGAGTACTCTATAATATCAGATATTCTAAGTGATAAACACTCTGCTGTTTCAGCTGTTAAAAACAAACCAGCTTGTAATATGTGTCTAGTAGCTGTATTTGAATTTGCCGCCGCTATTTTTTGTACACCAACTAAAGCGTTTTTATCTGGCATACTACCATCTCTAGCTTCATTAAGACCGGTTACGTCCCTTATCATTTGTAAGTAATAGTTGTACGTCCCAATTAGTGCCTGCATTTTATTACCACCAGAACCTGATGTAATTTCTTGAATAGGTACTTTACCAGGATTCATATCACCTTCCGACGTGAAGCTCCTCCCTATCACGGACCCAGTCTGGAAAAACATGTTTAAAGCTTCTTGTGGATTATAATTTGTTCCGTTGCCTAAATCTATTTCAGCTAAACCATCAGCATCTAAATAAACTCCATCTGGAACCATTCGAGACATTACTTGTTGTAATTTTAAGTGGGTTAATTGAATCATGTCTGCGAAACCAGTGATTCTTTTTACTAATGAATCAATTTTTCCATTGTACATTCTTGGAGCACAAATAGCATAGTTCATTTTAACTTTAGTAAAATCACTTTTAGGGCGCATCATATTTTTAGACATCTCCCATTTAAGTAGCTTTTCAGTACCCAATATCATAGCCCCATCGTAAAGACACTCTATAGATCTTAGCATTCTACCATATCCACCTTCCATATCACCGGGCGGGTTGTATTGATCATCTCTTGGTATAATTTTATCTGCGCCAGTTCCAGTTTCTTTAACTTTGTAAACCTCGTTCATATAAGTTTTATAGTTAAAGTATAAAACCTGAACAGTGTTGTTGTCTTCCTT